TTTCTACACTTACTGTAGATAATATTCAAATTGTTGGTCAGATTATAACTATTACGACAGAAGAAAACTTGCCAGCCTTTGGTGGGCAAGCAAGAATAGAACTGTTTTACCAAGACTCCCCTCCCCCATTTAGTTTTCTGAAAAAAGCTAAAGACAGACTGTTTGCTCTCGGAGCTGGTGCTGCTGGGATTAATTACCGTGATCCATTCAATGCCTTGCGCTTTTACGCAACCTATACAAAAAGTACAGACGTAAACGGATTCAGGTTTTTCTCAGAAATTACAAAAACAGTGCCTAGTACTGATATTTCAGACAAGCATGTAAGTACCGATAACCTCGAAGCTATAGCGGTTTACGGCTCTAACATGATTTTTATGGGACGCCATGAATCCCAAGTGTGGCAAGGAGACGACCCGACAACCTCTCAATTGGCGACATCCCTTTCCCATGTGTCTACCCTTCCTGTTGGCATAGCCCATGGAGATCTGTTGGTTGACCTGCCAAATGATATATCCTTTATCAGCCCCACAGGAAATATTTCTTTTAGCACCCTTAACGTCGCCAAGCAAATGGCCGCCACAAGCTCCAATGCAATTAACCCATTGGTTCTTCAGCATCTTAAAGATATTTCAGGGTCAAACCTTGCTTATCGGGCATGCCGTTCCTTTAAATACAGTTCAGGCCCTTTTGTTGGCTTTAAGATAGGTTTCAATGACGTGCTTGTTTCCCTTTACGAAACTCAACTTTATTCATGGAGTGTGTTTTCCGGTGATTTTGCAAAATCGTCTGATTTCGTAACGGGTCTGGATTCGTCTCTTTTCCTGTTTATTGATGGGAAAATACTTCAATACGCTGACGGGACTAATTCGGAAGCTATCTATGCCGATAATGGCGGTAATGACCCAATCGATTTTGCCATTACATGGCCTGTAAATAGCAAAACAATATTTGCAAATAAAAGATATGAAATAAAACTCGATTATTCATCAGAAGTATTTATTGATAAGAGAAATTATATTAATATCAATATTAATGGAGACATAAGAAAAACTTTTAATATTGAAAGTGCTTATCAACTGGAATTTAAAGGGGATGTACTTGGAACAGTTAAATTGTCTGAAGACGGCGTTAAAGGATTATGCCTTGATTCACCCTATTCGTTTCCCAAAGAAAGGCTTCATTTCGTGGGTCTTGAATTTTTTGTTAGCGTCATTGGCCAAGCAGTTGATGGCCCAATATCGTTTAAACAGCTCCGTTTGTTCGGAATTTACCAAAGGTAATATATTATGCCATTAAGTAATTTTACTCGTCCAGTATCTCCATATGCAAATAATCCTCTACCGAGAATTAATAAGTTTAGAACACGCACACGTGCGGATAACAAACCTATACCGGATGAATGGTTTGATGATGAGGCTAATGCTTCTGTTGACAGAGACAATGAGCTTGATCGAAAAATTGAGGATGTACAAGCTGGTATCATAACAGGAAGCGATAACCCATTAAATGCTGGAAAGTTTCCAACGACTAATGGTGTTGATAGCCCAACCATTTCATGGGTAAAAGTAACAAACAATAACATAGATGACGGCGCACTTGATGGAAATAAAATAACCCCATCAACAATTGGCACTGAGCAACTGGACAATGGAATCATCACGCCCGATAAGGTTCCAGATGACAGCATACCTTATTCAAAGATGGATTTTAATAATGGCGATATCCCCTACGCCACAATTAATGTTCCAGACGGAGCCATTGGTTATCCTAAGCTCAATATTCCTGATGGAACTATTCCGGGTGGAAAAATAACAACTAATAAATCTATTAATCAAAATCAGTTGGCATTGCTTTCTGTTGGAACGCCAGAGTTGATAGACGACTGCACCACACTAGCTAAGTTAGCCCAAGAAGTTTTAGATAGACTCGTACCAATTGGTACAATTATTGCTTTTGCGGGAAGTTCGGGATTACCCGTATCTGACTTATGGCTTGAATGTAACAATCAGGCCGTTTCTAGGGTAACATATGCCAATCTATTTGCAAATATTGGAACTGCTTACGGCTCTGGAGATGGCACCACTACATTTAATGTTCCTGACTTGCGCGGTCGTGTTGCCGTTGGAATTGGTTCGGACAATAGCACAAATGGAAGAGTTACGACAAATACCGCGCCGAATATCATTCTTGGCGGTTATTTTGGTGAAGAAAGACATCAATTGACGATTGCTGAAACAGCAAGTCACCAACACCAATTAAACTGTCTCAAAGACTCAGGGGGCGGTACAGCGCCTTTATGGTCATCAGGATTGAGAGGTACTTCTCTCGGCGGGTTTCCGACTCAGCCAATCGGAGGCGATCAGCCTCACAATAACATGCAGCCTTCTATATTCATGCGTTATTACATTAGGGCTCTCTAAATGAACTTCAATTTTATTGATGTTGCCCCTAAAGAAATAAAAGAACATTTCCCGTCTTTCTATCATAAGGACGACACTTACTTTGAAATTATCAAAGCTGAGCAACCTATTGGGATTATCAGTGTCAGGCCATTCATAGCTGAAGGTGGATGTAATTTTGGCGTTTTTATGACTGATAAGTATAAGCTAACAAAAAATATAGTATTAGAAGCCTTTAAAATTCCATCAAAACTAGGATTTAAAACAATCTTTATTGGTTCAAGCAACGATATTGTTACTAATTTCTTAGACTATATGGAAAAGTTTGGTATACATTATATATGCAATATGTTTGGCAAAAAGTATTACGTTAAATATTTGAAGGATTAAAAGATGTCTTTTGGCAATGACGACGCGCCTACTCCACCAGCATACACCCCCCCCCCACCTGCCGAAGAAATAATGGATTTTTTTGATGAAATTTCCGGTGTACAAAGCATAACAGTTATTGGCCCCAATGGGAAAAAGCAACGCCGAACGCAGAGAATGCCAAGAACACCAGAAGAAGAGCAGTTGTTTAAGGTAGCTGAAGACCTAACAAAAAAGTCTGTTGATAACCTTATAAGCCTTTATCAATACAATCCTGAAAATGTTGTATCTTTCGAGCCGTTGCTTAGGACATTTGCCAGTTTGGATGATGAGCGTGCAAATGCATTAGGGCAAGTTGCCAATATTGGAAACATACAACAAGATATTCAATCTTTCAGGGACATGCAGACAGCCCTTGATGATGAAACATTTATGAGACAAAACAGGGCTATGGAAGAGAACTTAGGGCGATCGGGCTTGTCGAAAAGTTATGCTGGTCAGGAAGCTAGGGCTTTTGCTGAACGCAACCAGAACCTCACCCGTAAGCAAACTGAATTTAATGCTAACCTTTATGGAGAGGACTTAGCCGCTAAAAGGTTACGTCGCAATGCTGAAGCTTTTGGCTTAGATGAAATGGGGCGTGCTGGTAGGTTGCAAAGTGCTCAGGCTGAATTCCAATTAAGAAAAGACCAACAAGCTAACATTGAAGGTAAGCGTCAGACAGCTATTGGCGAAAACATGAATCTCCTTAAAGTAGGTTCAGGCATTACAGGGGGGGATTTGAATAAAGCTTTATCTTCACAAACTCCTCAACTGGCTAATCAAACATTCCAGATGCAAAACGCTGATTCTTTGAATCGCTATACGGCTGGTGTTAATGCGCAGAACGCAGCTTATGACAGACAACGGCAAGCTTATGACAATAGGCCGCCAGGGTTTTTGGATTTTGCTTTACAGGCCGGAGGAGCTGTCGGCGGTGCGATGCTAACGGGTTCTCCTGAGTCTTTGGGTGGCAGATTAGGTGCAAAGTTATTTTAAGGATTAAAGATGGCTAAAAATAATCAATATGGTAATCCGCTTTCTATGGGAGTTGGCATTGCCCAGCAAGACTTGCAGAACCAAGTAGGCATTAGAAATGAATACGATGATGATGCCGATTTGTTTCGGTCTCTTGGGGAAATAGCTGGTCCAAAGCCAAGGGGAGCAGCAGCTTTGTTCTCTGGCTTGGCAAAAGGTGCAGAATACGGCTCAAGATCTAAAAGCACAGCCAAAAAACAAGACGCCCTTTCTAAATATGATCGCGTTATGGATTATTTTAGAACGCAAAACATGGAGATGGAGAAGCAGAAACAGTGGTATCAAACCCGTGAGTTTGCGCAGAAGAAATATTTACCTCAAGTTTTGACATATGCCCAGAATGTAAATAGCCTTGATCCAATCAAGCTATCGGCGAAGATTACAAGCTTGCCTCTATAGATGGCAGCAATCCTTTTGTTGTTACAATACAAGGCAAAAAAGGAGCGCAAGTCGTTGATATTCGAAATTTGTTTGCGGGCGATGAAAATGCGCAAGCCATGTTAAATATGCAAATGCCTGAGTATCTAAAACAACAGCAGGAAGTGAGACAAGATAAAGAGCGCAAGTTCCAATTAGAAGAAGATAAACTTGCATTAATGCGAGAAAGCATGCCTGAAAAAAATGCTATTCAGAGAGAAAAATTAGAACAAACACGGCGCAGAAATGATCAAAGCGCTATGAAATCTGATATTAAGTTAAGTGAAACACTTGGCAAAAAGATTGACTCTTCAAGGGAATTTTTGACCATTGTCCCTAAAATAGAAAAAATTGTTAAAGATCACCCGGATATCTTCCAATCAGCTATTGATGCGACATGGAGAGAAACCGGGAACCCTGGGTATGCCGATAATTTTATAAAAGATATGCAGAATAAGTGGAACCCTGAAAAAGTTGCTGCTTTAACATCAATGGTAAAATATATCAATAAAATGACCCTCGACGTAGCTAATGGCTTTGCACGCCCTAATATGTTTATTGAAAAGATTGGCTCTAAAGCGGTACCAAACCTTGATATGAATCCTCAAGGGTTCTTGAAGGTTCTTGAAGAAATGAAGCAGGAGAATCAAACTTCTATCAAAAACAATCAAGCAAGATTTGATCTTTTAAAAAGTGATCTAGATAGTGGCCTTTCTGAGCAATATAGAGAAAGCACAAATAGTGTAATGGGAATGGAACAAGGTTCTAGTACACCAGTGCAAACCACAAACCAAGCACCAACAAGTAAAGAGATGTCTGGAAATGTTGTTACAATTTTTGATCCAGACACAGGAGAGACAACGCAAATTGATGAATCATACCTTGACTCAGCTATAGCAGGTGGTTGGGAACGAGCACAAAATGGCTAGACCACTTTCAGAGCTTGGAATACCAACAATATCATCTGAGCAACCTACTTCTGGTAGGCGTAAGGCTATTCCTTTGGAACAATTAGGAATTCCAGTAATACAAAAACAAAATGATCAACCGACAAACAATCAATCGGAAGAATTAACTTATGGTGATAGAGCATTACAATTTGGTAGAGGTCTTGCTTCTATTCCTGCCGTTGGTGCTGATCTTGTTAATAATTACGTTGCTGCGCCAGCTTTAAACGTTGTAGGAGGAGCGGCCGAACTTGCAGCCAAAGGGGCTGGGACAGTTTCTTCCGGTGCTGAAGAGTTTTTAAATGATGCGGCTCAAAAAGCTTACGGTGCAAGAGATTTTTATAAGCAATCTGACCTTTCAGGGAACGTCTCTAATGCTTTCAATGAAGCTGCTGGTAAAGATATTACTCCCAAAGATACGACAGGTAAGATTTTAAATGCGGCTGGTGAGTTTTCTTTCCCCGTTTCAAACGTCGTTAAGGGGGCTAAGACAACTGGTCAAGTCTTGGGAGCCATTGGTAAGCAACTTGGCATTGCGGGGTCTGGTGCTGCCGCTCTTGAAGGAACAAAAGACTATAGGTTGACTAATGAAGGAACAACCGGAAGGGTCGTTGAAGATTTTCTAACGACTCTAAGTGGTATGGCTCTTGGAGATAAAGGACTTTCTGCTGCCAAGCAAAAGATTGTAGGCAGCACAGAGAATCTTCTTGAAAAGCTTATCAACAAAGCTGATAGGACAGCCTCTAAAGCCGTTTCTTCTGCCGAGCCTAATATTGCTCAAAAAGCTGCTGGAAAGGTTTTGTCTTTAGGTGCCAATCCCAACCTTGAAGTTAATGCAGCAGCTCGCGCAGAAGGTATAGACCTTCCTTTTGAAGTCGCCCTTGGAGGGAAGTTTCAGAAGTTCCTTGCTAACACTGGCCTTAAATCCCTCTTTGTTACTAAAGCCTATAACAATATTATTGAGAATGCTGACAGGGACATGATTAATGCGGTTAAGAAAAGAATTGATGAAATCAATCCAAACCTATTTGATGGTGAGCTTGCTTCAATAAATGCGCAAGAATTCCTAAAGTCTGAGAAATCATCATTAACTTCTGAAGCGAACAAACTATATGATTACCAAAGAAGTATTTTAAAAGAATCAGACGTTGTTAAACCAATCAGCGGGTTCCAAGCTGCTAACGATATCTTGCCTAAAGTTTCTGCTGCTTCACCATCAAAACCTATGCAATTCGTAGCTAATAGGATTGCAAGGGTTGGAAAAGATTGGGGTTGGCTACCCGATTTAACCAAATATGAAGATTCACCGGAATTAATAAAGAAGATTAAAGAGGCTTGGGGTAAGGGAGATAAAATAAAAGATATATCTGCCAAAGAATTGGACACCCAAATTCAGGCGTTAAAACAGGATATGAGAGATAAAGGCTCTGTTGATGGCGTTGAAACCCTATTAAATGGCTTTATTAAGTCTCTAGAAAAAGACATGGGCAATATAAACAATAAAGAATTCATTGAAGCAAGAAATGCTTCAAATAAATTTTTTAGAGAGAATATTGGCGAAAGGATGAGAACAGACATTGCCAATTCACTCTTGACCGGAGAAGTCCCAAAGCAAGCTTTTACTTATATGCAATCTGCTCCTAACATACGCCAGCTAAAGAAAATTATGGGTGATTCTGAGGCGGCCAATGAGGTCATTACGGGACTTAAACGCGCCAAGCTTGAGCAAGTTTTAGTTTCTAACATCATGGATAGTTCTGGAACTATTACGTATTCCAAGCTTAGCAACTTGTTTAACAAGTCTCCTGAAAAGCAAGCTTTGTTGAAGGAACTTTTGGGAGAACAATACGCAGGTATGAAAAAGCTTGCGAATATCTCTCAAGGATTCGTAACTGCGGGTAAAGAGTTTGGTAATGCAAGCCGTACTACACTGTCCGCAAGGGATATTAATGGGATTAAGGATTTGTTTACAGTCCTAGGGAATACAGCCGCTACCTTTGCAGGCTCAACCGTTTTGCATGGTATTGGACC